ATGAAAAGCCAAATGCAAGATCAAGGCAATGGGAAAGTGAATCAGGACAAAGCGGATGCCAAGGAGAAAGCTGGCCAGCATGAGAAAGGGCAAGATGCCGAAAAGGCCAAGCCCGCCCCTCAGGAACAGCAATACAAGGCAGCCCAACCCAAAGGAACGACCCGTTGATTAAATAGCGGGGTTAAAGTCTCGAGACCCAGCCTAGGCTGGGTTTTCATTTATCGGCTGCGCCCCAAGGCAACGGTGGCAGCATAAGATACTCGGTGCCTGGCGGCTCGCAGGGCGCGGCACCTAAAAGTGCTGCAAGCCTTGCAGAATCTGGCGGGAAAAACATATGACTCCCCCCAGAGACTCTATGAATCCCAATACGAAAAGGCTCTTTCGACTCAGGCATCAGTGCTCGCTGCCTCATACGCAGGCCTTTTATCTCTCTGTATATGGCGTTTCCGACCCCCAAATTTATCTGGTACCAACTCACAGCATCCACAATCACCCCCAAAACTTATTTATTGGCAAGGGCACATATCTGACCAAAGCCTTAACAACTGCGCACGGCCTCCCTTCCAGCCTACATACCGCAGTTGACTCCAAGGACATTGGCATACGGAACAGCTTCAAAAATCCAATGGCGCTCCGCTCTCACGGCTCATTACTCGATAGTTAGAACATCTTCCGCATGAATCCCTCTCGCTCCATTACCGATCAAAAAAGATACGCGCTGACCTTCTGTCAACGTCTTATAACCCTCCCCTTTGATCTGCTTGTAATGAACAAAGATATCCGGCCCCTCTTGGCAAGATATAAAACCGAAACCCTTATCAGCACTAAACCAAAGAACCACTCCGACTTGACGTAAAAACATACACCCTCCGCGACTATAAATAGACACAAAGACATAGAGCAGACTGATTGCGAAGAATAGGGGACCGAGAAGATAGCTAATAACGCGCAAGCACCTGGGCGGTGCCGCTAAACTGAGCAGGCAGCTACACCAGCATACAGGGTCAGCCGCCCAAAGCCACAAATTTAAAAAATATATTTTCGAAAAAGAAAATAACTAGAACTCTCCAAATAGAGAAGGCTTATATCAAAACACCATTTCCATATTCGTCTTGAAATAAGAGACCGGCCTGCTCAAGATAGCTTTCAACACAAGCCAATGATCGTTGAGACGGAGGTTTATCGTGGGCATGCCTCGCTTCAACTGCCTGTAACTTAGCGACACGCACACACGCCGCCACCAACTCCCTCTCGTAGCAGATTAGCTGCCGGCACTCTCCCACGTCTCCTACGTTCCCTCTCAAGCAGGAAGCAGCAGGCATTTTGCGTGGTCCTACAGCTTATCGAGATTGGCGCGCATGAAGTTCTGCAGTTGGCGGTGCTGCTTCATGAAGGAGGTGCCATCCTTGATAATCGACAAGGTCTTGTGATGGGAGCCCTCAAGGCTGATTAACGGGATACAGGTAACGTCCAGCCAGATCAGACTCGAATCGCCCCGCACTGCTTGAACATACCCCTGCCTTTTCTCGGTGATGGGGAAATTACCCAGCAAATTTCTGAAGGTTGCTTTCTCTTCACCCCGCACGAGTAACTGGCTGCAGTGGTAACCGCAGAGCTGCCGGGCGTTGTAGGCAAGCATCAAGCAAAGCGTCGAACTGACCTCCGTTATCACCCCAGTACTGTCTGTATAGAGAATCGCCAACGTCTGCTTGATCGCATCCATAACGTCCGAATCATTCACTGCGTCGGCATATGAAATTGGCTCGTAGCCCATGATCGCCCCAGTTGCCTCCCCCACGGCTGATGGTCTTTTCAGTATGGATCCGCTTCGCTTCCACTGCCTGTGACTTAGCGACACGCATTCGACGCCGCCACCAGTTCCCGCTCATATCCGATACGCTGGCGTCTTTCGGCCAGTAGTGCCCTGACTTTCACCTCCAGTGAGTCACCCACCCCCAGCGTCGATGCTGCCCAGGGCGGCACGGCCACCTCCTCAACCCGGCAGGGCACCGCCACCGGGACCTCTACGCGCACAATGCGCGGCGCGGCTTCCTGCCGGCCAGCGCAACCCGCCAGCGCGAACACCACCCACACTACGATTCCCAGCCTCATAGACCCAACTCCTGGTTGATCACTGCCTCGGCCGCAGCGCACTGGTAGCCGCCGATCCGCTCCTGCAGCAGCCGCTGGGCGGCCGCGTAGTCGCCGGCAGCGGCCTGGCGCGCCTGCTGCTGTGCCTGGGCGGCAGCCTGCTGCCGCTGCTCGGCCTCGGCGCGCAACTGGGCCACCCGGGCGTTCTGCTCGCCCACGGCGGTCTCCAGGTCCTGGCGCGCCTGCTGGCACCGCACGGCCAGGGCCTGTGCTTCGTCCAGCAGCGGGCGATAGTGCCGGGCAGCCAGCCAGGCACCACCAGCAGCGGCCAGCAGCAGCGCCACGCCGGCCATGACCAGGCGCAGCGGTACCGAGGCGATCACGACAGCACCGCCCGGGCACGGCCCCAGAGCAGCGAGCGCTCTGCCAAGCCAGTGAGCCCGCCGTTGATGCGCCGGGTCACGGCTTCGAAGTCGCCGGCATCAGCGAGGGCGTTGAGCCCGTTGTCCTCCCAGAACCATGCCGCCGACAGCGCCGCATGCTCTGGCCGTTCGAGCAGCTCGGGCTGCTCCACCAGGGGAAGGCCAAGGGCATTGCCGCATCGCTGGTACTGCGCCCGTCCGGTGATCTGGAACAGCCCACGGCCCCGGTACCGCCAGCCGTCACCAGAGGCGGCCGGGCCGTTTCCCATCCGATTGCCGTAGACCGCGTTGGCGATGGCCTCGGGCTGGCATTCCAGACGCAGGGCGAGTCCGTTGGGCACGCGCTGACGAGCGGTCGGGTCCACGGCGAAGCGGCCGGGCCAGGTGTTGGCAAGGCCGGCGGCGCCGTAGTTGAGGTTCTCCACCAGCCGGGTCAGCTCGGCGCTCTCGTGCCCGGCCTGGGCCAGGAATGCGGCCAGACGCACGCGGCTGGTGATGTCGTACCGGGCCGCCGCTCGGTTGATGGCGGAAACGAAAACGCCCGCGTTTCGGCGGGCGTTGGGGAGGATCTGCAGCAGCTGCTGCTCTGTGATGATGGGCATGGTTTCCTCGGGGCATGAAAAAGCCCGCCGGGTGGCGGGCCTCCAGGGGCAAGGCTAAGCTCGCAAGCACTCATAAAACGCGCACTGCGAGGTCAAGGATGAAAGAGTTTCGGGTGAAAGACGCCTATCCAACCATCAGTCAAATCGCTGGGTTCTCCGGGCGCTGGAGACAAATTCTTAATCGCTATGGCGACTTGATGAGCAATCTTGCGGATATCGCCAAGTACAACTTCGCGAACGTGGTGGAGCTTCAACCGCAAAACCCCAGCCACGTGGTGAACGGACATGTCCTGACTAGGTTTTTTTCCATTCAAGTAGAGCCGGTCTACAAGGAGGGCGACCTGTACGGCCTAATCAGCCTTATCGCGCCACGACAAACGCAAGAAGCTAAAGCACAGCACTTGTTCATCATCGACAAGGACGGCGAGATTTATTCGCCGGAGCTGGAGAGGATTTCAGATCAAGACGAGCGAGATGCTGCAGCGAGGCTATTAATGAGCCTCACTCTGGACATCTTGGAGAACTAAACCTCGACGTCGTACTGGGGCAGGTCGGGCGCCTCGGCGATGATCACGCCGTCGACGATGAAGGCGTTTTTCCCCGCCTCCACCGCGACGCCCTGGGCGAGCATCTGCGCGCCGGTGCGCAACTCGACGATGCTGGACCCGGTGGCCTGGCTGACGCTGATGACCCGGGCGACCAGGCGAGAGCCGCCTGGCAGCAGCCCGATGAAGCGCTTCCATGGGTTGACGGTGGCCATCTAGATCGCCTCCGTATGACGTTCGAGTTGCAGCACCTGGCTGACGCGGGCGGCACCGATGCCTTCGGCGGTGATCTCCACCCCCAGGCACAGCCCTCGCCAACCACCCTCATCGCCCCGCACCTCGCAGAGCATGGCCGGCAGGACCAGGCCCGGGGCGCTACCGCCCACGGGGAACAGCGGCAGCTGCAGGCTGACCAGTTCCTGGGCCCCGCCCTTGGAGATCTCGCACATGCCCCGGTACCGGTTGGCGATGGGGTCGGTGAGCAGGTCGTCGAATACGTCCGGCGCGGGCTCATTGCCGGCGGTTCCAGCCCGGCGTACGTCCACCGACACCCCGAAGTGGGTGCCGCTGACATAGCAGCTGTTCCAGGCCGGCTGAGGCGCCCAATCGCCACCCAGGTCGGTGACGATGTCGGCGGGCAGGATGCAATCCATGACGGCCTGATCCCAGGCCCACACCGGCTCGCGGTAGCGCGGCAGCACCGTGAGGCTGTCGCTGTCGCGGGCCGGCCGGACCACGCCGCCCACTGCCTCGGCGATACGCGCGATGACCTGGATGGCGGTCTGGTCCTGGTAGCTCAGGGCGCCCGGCGGCAGGGTCCAGTCGGGCGGGTTGTTGTTGGCCGAGTCCCAGGCCAGGGTGAACCCGGTGTTCAGCAGCTGTTCCTCGGCGGCCTGCCGGGCGGTGATGGCCTGGACGTTGACGGCGCTGCGGGTGGGCGCGTGGGGCGCTGCCAGCAGCTGGGTACGGCTTGAGCCACTGATGCTGTAGCGGGCGCCCGGGAACTGCCGTTGGCGCGCACAGCGCTCCACCAGCAACACCCACTTCCAGCCGTTCACATCCAGCTCCAGGACCTTCTGCCCGCCCTGGTCGGGGCGGACCAGGTTGCGCGAGGCCTCGCCCGCGAGGTCGGCGCTGAAGGTCCAGCTGAAGGAATCGAGGTCCAACCCCACGCGGATGTTGGTGGCGTCGACCGGGGTGCGTTCGGGGAGCACCACCAGGCTGACCGTGTTGGCAATCATGTAGGTCTCCAGGATGTCGGGCTCGGTCGGCGGATCGATGATGATCACCGGGCCCGGGTAGTCAGGGTATCGGACGCCGGTGGGCACCGGGTCGAGTGGTCGACCCCAGCCCCACGGCAGGCTCAGCCGCTGGTTGAGGGCGGTTGCGTTTTGCCAGGCGCCGCCGCTGCCGCTGTCCACCGGCTGAATCGGCGGGTTCTCCGGCACGTAGCGGAAGTCGAAGAACACCAGCGGCGAGCTGGCCGGCGAATAGCGGGCGCCGTCGAACTCGAACACCAGCGGACCCGGCCCGGGCACGTAGAGGCTGGCGAGGCGGATCTGCTCGGGGTCGCGCCGAGGGCCGAACTCGTCGCTGCGCTGGTAGCGCACGCCAGGCGCCACGTCCCGCAGCGCCGGCTTGGGGTTGTAGATCAGGCGCAGCCGCACGTCCTGCGGCCGCAAGGAGCGGTCCCAGGCGAGCCAGGTGCAGCGGTCGCGGGTTGGCACCTGCTCCCAGCCGGCACCGTGCTGGCGGTCACTGCGGGCCGCCCAGCTCCAGGGCGCTGTGCTGCCCAGATCCTGGTCCGGTACCTGGTCCCAGCCGACCTGGGCCGTCGCCTCGCGCTCGCTGCCGGGCTCCCAGCGGACGACGGCCTGCGCCGGCACGGACTCCAGCGGCGACCAGCCCAGCGCACGAACAGCCGTGTCCTGGCGCTGCGCCTGCTGCCAGGCGGCGCCCACTTCGAGGGTCAGCATCTAGGTCACCTCCACCGCGACGGGGCCATGGGCCAGCGGGCGGAAGTAGCGCGCCACCTCGGCACGCGCGGTGCCAAGGGGCTGCGGCCCGGTGGTGCCCTCATCCCACCAGGTGGGCTCAGTGGCGGGCAGGTTGCCGGCCTGGGTGATGCGGTAGACCCAGCCTCGGAACACACTGGGGCGGATCACGTCGCCCACGGCCACCGCGAGATTCGCCTGGTAGGGCACGCCCCAAGCGTCCACGGCCATCACGAACACCTGGGCGCTGGGGGTGACCTTCACGTCCAGCCGGCCCGCACCGGCCGTATCGGTTGCGCCCTCCCCCACCAGGCGCCAGAAGCCGTCCGTGGCCAGCTCGACAGCGACCACCCGGCGGGCGGCCGGCTGGCCGTCCACCTTCACCACGGCCGCCACGGTGCCAGGCTGGCCGGGGTTGCTGGTGTCGCCCTCGGTGAGGTCGAAGCTCAGGGTCAGGTCCTGGTTGACGTTGATGAACTTCACCGCGCCGAGGCGCGGCGGGGTGTCGTCGATGGCGATGGCCACCCAGTCCCCGGTGAAGGCCGAGGCGAGAAAGGGCTGGGTCACCGGGGCGCCACCCTTGAGGAAGAACACCGCCACCGGTACCGGGTTGGAAGGGTCCTTGAACAACCGGACGACCTTGGTGGAGGGGGTGACATCGCCCTCGCGGGTCACGCTGCAGGTGACCCGCCTCAGTGCAGGTGGCACCGCCCCGGGCACGGTCATGACCAGGGGAAACAGGATCGAGGGCATAGGTCACCAGAACGCCGGATTGTCGGTGGCGAAGAAGGTATTCACGCCGCGACCGGAGAACACCGCGACGGCATTGCCGGCGGGCCCTACGAAGGTGCCTGGCGAACTGTCGGCGCGGGGCAGGCCGAGCGCGCTCATCGCTGTCTGCCAGCTGTACACGGCCAGCGAAGGCTCAACGAGAATGCCTCGGAAGAAGCCGGCATGGCCCAGCCCGGTCGCGGCACCGGTGAACACCTTGGCGCGGCTGAAGGTCAGCTTGTCGCCGTACACACAGTCGGCCGGCATGTCAGAGGTGCTGTTGGTTCCGGCCATGACCAGCTCGCTCGGGTAAAAGGCCACCGCCGAGGCGGGAATCACGCCGGTGTTCAGATTGCGCAACGCGGTGCAACCCATGCCGAACCCTCGGAAAAACACCCCGCCGAAGTTGTTCACGTTCTGCGCCTCGGTGTAGCTGTTGCTCCCTCCCGAGACCACGAACCGGGCAGGCCCCGTCAGCGGCGAGTCGATTTCCCCGAGGTACAAAAACAGGTCGTACCGCTGGTCTGCCCCCGAGGCCAGCCGGCTGTTCATGAGGAACAACGCCGTCCGCTCGTCCGCAATCACGGTCCAGTAGGAATAGGCCAGCTCGCTGTTCATCAGGAACTGACTGGGGAACAGCATGTGCCGCTGAGTCACCGTACTGCCCGTGTACCAGTTGCCCGAGCGCAGGTTGTCCCCAGTGATCTTGCCGCCGCTGCTGCCCGTGAACGACTCGGCCAGGTAGACGGCAATGGGGTAGTACAAAGTCGCCGCGACCGGCATCCAGAAGTTGACGATGCCGCTGCCGGGCCCGTTGGTGATGGAGAAGCCGGCACTGCCTTCGTCCACGATGGACCAGCCGGCGGAAGGTTTGCCGCCGTAGCCGTCGACCAGGCAGGCGCGCAGGATCTGCCGCAGCATGTTGACCGGCAGCCCGGTCAGGGCGCCCCGGGTGGGGGCGCCTGTGTCGGTGGATCGATAGATACGGATGGCCATCAGTCGGCATCCCCTCGGATCTGGAGCTTGAACTGATCGTCACTCACCGTGCCCTGCCCGCTCAGCACGGTGCGCACCACCCACAGCGGCCCGAGGGCGCTGTCGGTGTTGAACCGCACCACGTTGGAGGCCGCCCAGCCGGCGCCCCACCCTTCCTTGCGGATGGTGAAGTAAGGCTCGTTGGTCTGCGGGTTGATGGGCGCGCAGTCGCTGGCCGTGCTGCCGGTGCTGATCACCCCCAGCTTCTCCTCAACGACGTTGAAGCTGGTGTTGCTGGTGAAGACCACAGCCCACTTGCCGTCGATGGCACCCCGGTTGGTGATGATCGGCGGATAGCTCAGGGTGTTGTAGTTGGCGGTCGTCGAGCCCCCGGTGGGGCTGTCGGTCCAGTTCGGTGCTGCGCTGTTCCAGGTCTGCTGGGTGAACCAGTGATGCACGCGCGCCTGCAGGTCGCCCCAGGCCACTGCGCTCGATACACGAGCGCTGCCGGCCGGCAACGACCACGGCAGCGGGGAGCTGATGGACAGCGCCCCGCTCACCTGCACCTCGGTGCACAGGGTCATGTGCTCCACCCGGTCCCGCACCACCAGCGGCAGGGACAGCGGGTTGCCGGAGGCGTCCTGCAGGACCAGCGGGTTGGCCCAGGTGACCTTGCCCTGCTCGCGGTCGGCGGTGTAGCTGCTGGACCGCAGCACGCGCCCCGACGTATCCACCACCTGGATCTCGGCCTGCAGGTGACGCGACAGGGTCAGGGTCGCGCCGGCCTGCGGGTTGGCCACCTCGGTCTCGGCGGTGTGGTGCACCACCAGGACGTCGCCCTCGCGGTAGATGGGCACCCGCCCATCCGCCGGCAGCCGCACCGGGTCCAGGCCGATCAGGCTGGCATCCAGCGGCAGGCTGGACAGCACCACGGCGTTGTAGCGAAGCAGCACCGGAATGACCGGGATGTTGCTGGCTCCGCTGGCGTCGGCCGGGTTGCTGGTGAACTGCAGGCGCACGATTCCCGTGCTGACGTCCACCTGGCCCTTGATCACCGCGTGGTTGAACTTGCCGTTGGCATCGGCGGTGGCCGTCACCACCTGGGCGTTGTCGGCGCGCACGGCCGTCACCTGCAGGCTGCCGGGCCGCAGCGGGGCCCCCGGGGTGCGGAAGGTCACCGCGTTGACCTGGAAGCCGGCGTTGGTGGTCAAGCACGCCAGCAGCGCCACGTCGGTCACGGCGCCCGAGGTGTAGGTGGCCAGGGTGGCCTTGCCGGTGGCGTAGTCGATGGAGCCCACCGAGGTGCCGGCGTTGGTCAGGCTGCTGACGTTCTTGAACAGCACCCCGGAGCGGTCGACGTAGGTGTCCCCGCCCCAGGTGAACACCAGCGAGCCGGGTACGATGGGTTCCCCGATCCCGGGCAACAGGTCCAGGGTCACCGCCGGCACCGACTGGGTGTCGGTCTCCTGCCCATAACTGGCTCCGGCCGCCTGCGCCATGATTGACAGGGTGCCGGGGAAGCTCTCCTGCCGGTTGGTGTTGACGGTGATCAGGATCACCTCGTCGGCGCCCCAGGTGCCGTGGCTCTTCTTGGTGCTGTAGACGTACTCCTTGAACACGTAGGACTGAGCCACCTGCAGGGTGCATTGCCCGGTCGTGTAGTTGATCTGCCCCGCGCGCCCGACCCAACCGCCCGACCCGTTGTCGCTGACGTTGTTGCTCACGGTGAGGTCGGTTTCGTACACCGGCAGGCTGTTGCCGGCCTGCGTCGCCTTGGAGTTCAGGGCCGGCGCCGACTGTCGCTGCTTGGTCTGCCAGTTGATCTGGATGCTGCCGGGCTTCAGCGGGGCGCCAGGGATGGTGAAGATGGACATCCCCCCGCTGTCGCTGCTGGCCGCCAGCGGGGTGTTCACCACGTCGCCCTGCTCGTAGGTGTAGGTGATGCCACCCGGGTCCGGCGTGGTGGTGGGGATGAACTGCACCAGGCCACTGGCACACACCAGCGTGCCGCTGCCACCACTGCCGGACAGCACCCCGGCGCCGTTGTCGGTGAGGGTCTTGGTGACCCCACCCACCTTGAAGCTGATTGTCAGCGAGCCGGGGCGGATGCCGTCGTGGGGCAGCTGCCGCACGATCTTGGCCTTGCTGGGCACCGACGTGCCGGTGCGCTCGGTCAGCGCCGCCGCGTTCTGCCCGAGGTACGACCAGATCAGCGAGCTGCCCACGTCCGGCAGGGCGTTGAGGGTCAGCGACACTGAGCCGGTATCGAAGGCCACCAGGCCGGTACCCTCCCCCGTCAGCTCGCCGTTACCCGGGTCTCGGATCTCCTGCCATTTGCCGAGGGCCATGTAGCTCACCGTCAGCGTGCCCGGGCGCGGGCGGGCGTCGGCCAGCGACAGGGTGTAGACGAAACCCCGGTTGGCCAGTGTGATGGGCAGCTCGCCCGTCACCGCCTCGTCGGTGGCCGGGGCGCCGGGCCGGTAGGTGGCTGACCCGCTGCCGGTCCAGGCGCTGCCCACGCGGGTCAGGCTCAGCTCGCCGGTCTCGTAGTCGACAGTGCCGGCGGAGATCCAGTTGGCGCCGCTCACGAAGCGAAGCCCACCCTTGCGGTCGTCGGCAAACACGCCGCCGTTGACTGTGACGGTCAGGGTGCCCGGGGCACAGCCGGTGCCCAGGTAGCTGCGCGAGACGCCAGCCGAGCCGGCGCCGAACGTCAGCGCCAGGGTCCGCGCGGGGCCGGCCGGCAGCACGATGCGCCGCTGGTAGCCGGCGAGCTGGTCCACCAGGGCGCTCTCGCGGGTGCTGCTGGGGACCAACTGGCTGTAGACGCTGTTGACCTTGAGGCTCATCGAGCCCTCGGCCACGGCCTCGGCCAGCTTGCTGATGCCGTAGTAACGCGCCGCGTCGGCCACCTGGGTGGTCAGCACCTGCGCCTTGGCGATGCCCTCGAAGCTGGTGGCGGTAGTGCCGGCCGGCGTGGGCTGGCCCCCCGGGAAGGTGGACCCGAGGGGGGAGCTGATCTTCAGGTCGAGGCGACGGCGGGTGAAGGTCACGAAGTTGCCGTTGCCATAGTCGTAGGTGAACTGCTCCAGGCGCGTTTCCACCTCGGTGATACGCACGTACTGGCTGAAGGCCGGCGAGGCCCCACGGACCAGCTGGTACACCTCGCCGATCTCGGGGATGCGCTGTTCCTCCCGCTGCACGGCGGCGATGGCACGCTGCCCCTGCAACTGGTTGCCCAGCAGCTCGAACGCGGCCGACACCGCCGGCACCACGTAGGCCTCGATGGCGTTGCGGGCATCGCTGCGCTCGTCGGTCTGGCTGCCGGTGTTGAATAGCAGCACCGACACACGCGGGTCGGCCGGGGCCTGGGTCACGATGCTGTGCGCCCCCAGGTAAGGCTCGGCGTTGGTGCTGATCACCCCGGCGAATACCTTGCGCAGGTTGATGCGGCCCGTGGTGCGGTCGAGCCGGCTGATGTCGGGGAAGAGGTTGTTGATCTCGGCATCTGCCACGGCCTGGCCGGTGGCGCGCCCGCCGCCGTCTGCCTCGTCGGTCAGGCGCTGGGACTTCAGCAGCTTCACATCGTTGGTGGTGATGGCCATGGGGGTTCCTATGGGCGAAAAAAAGCCCGCTCGGGGCGGGCTTGATGGGTCAGGGGGTCGTTGCAGGTGGGGCGACGGTGATCAACCGAAGCGTGACTTCGTAAGGGTCCCCCGCTCCCGGGAATACCTCCCGGTGCACCGGCTTGGCCGTCACGCAGGCCGCCTCGCCCCGATTGAAGATCACGCTGAAGGTGCGCCCGTCCGGCATCACCAGGGACATCACCAGGCCGGGCTGATCCCTCAGCGCCTCCAGCTGCCGCACCACGGAAAGCGGTGTCCAGGCGCAGCCGGTACCGTCCAGTGTGATCGGTCGGCCATGGACCTTGACGCCTTCCTGCACCACCAGCTTGCCGGTGAGGGTACGGGCCTGTTCCTGGGCAACTGGGTCCCACTCGTATTCGTCGACCCATTCGTGCTGGGGGTCCAGGGCGATGCCTGCCAGGTTCATCAGATGCTCCTCAGCCCGGCGGCCTGCAGGACGCCGAGCAGCTTGGTTTCGTCTTCACCCGAGCGTACCGCGACATCCACGGCCGGCCCGGTGGCCGGTTGCAGGCGGATGACCTTGGTGGGCTCCGTCGTCGACGGTTGAGGGGCCGACTGGGCCAGCTCCGCGATGCGCTTCTGCTGGGCCTCGCGCTCGGTCTTGGCGAGCGATTCCGCCTCGATCTCGCGCAGGGTGCTCAGGGCTTTCTGCAGGTTCGACACCGCCGTCAGGTCGCCGCTTTTCTGCGCCTCGGCGTACTGGGTCTGCAGATCCCGCCGACGCCCCTCGAAGCGGCTCCGCTCCAGGGCCTCGGTCTCGCCGCGCAGGTTCATCAGCTCCTCCTGCAGGCTGGTGAGGGTGTTGGCGGTGCCATCCCGCAGTTGGGCAAGCCGTTCCTTGGCCGACTGGATGGCCCCCTCCAGGGTGCGCAGGTCGCTGTCGTTGAGCAGCTTGAGGTTGTATCGGGCGCCCTGGGCCTGGCTGATGAAGTCCCGCAGCCCTACCTGGCCGTTCTCGTAACCCTCCATCAGCGCCTGCAGGGAGCGCTTCTGCTCCAGGAAGCTGACCTGCACCTGCTGGCTCTGCACCGCCATTCGCGCCTGCCAGGCACCCAGGCCACTCATGCCGACGGTGTTCTGCGCGGCCTGCATGTCGCCCAGGGCCTTGGTGGCCCGCTGCAATGACTGGGTGGTGGCATCGAGGCTGCTGGTGTCGAGCTGCAGGTTGACGGTGCTGATGCCCTGGAGCTTGTCGAACGCCTCCAGGGCGGCCTCGCTCAGGTTGGCCAGCGGCTCGCGGGCACGGGTCACGACCCCGCCGTAATAGCCTTCGAGGTTGGACACGTCGCGCTTGGCCGACTCAACACCGCGCCGACGGTCCTGCATGGCCTGGTCACCGGCGCGGCGCTCGGCCTCCATGCGCTTGCCGCTCTCGCGGCGCAGTTCCTCGCTGGTCTTGACGGCCTCGCGGTCGGCGTCGTTCTTGTCGGCCTGAGCCTTGCGGCCCGCCTCCACGGCGGCCTTCAGTTCCTTCTGCCGCTCGGCCGCCTTCTGCACCTCGGCGTTGTAGGTCGCCGCATCGATCTTGCCGCCGTCGTAGAGCTTCTTGAGGGCGGCGCGGATGTTGGTGATGTCGATGTCGGTCTTCGCCGAGCTGATGGCGTTCTGTACGTCGACCAGGGTGCCGAGCTTGTCGGTCAGGTCGGTGACGCCATCGCCGCCGACCTTGGCGGCGCCACCGGTTTCCTTGAGCCGCTTGTTCAGCAGCGCCATCCCGCTGGCCAGTTCCTGCTGGCTCAGGTCGCCTCGCTTGTAGGCGGCCACCATCTCATCGCCCAGCTTGCGCAACTGGGCTGCCCCCTGGGCGGTGTCGATCTGCGCCAGGGCGACGTTGAGGTCGGTGACACGCTGCACCGCTTGGGTGACCGACTTGTCGGTGGCGTCCTTGACCCCCGAGGCGGCATCCTTGATGCGCTGGTTCAGCATGGCCATGCCGACCGACAGTTCCTTCTGACTGAGGTCCCCGCGCTTGTAGGCGGACACCATCTCATCCCCCAGCTGGCGGAACTGAGCCACACCATCGGCGGCACTGATCTGGGCGAGGGCATTGTTCATGCCGGTCACGCGCTGGACTACATGCTCGAACTGGTCGTCGATCTGTTCCTTGACCGTCGCCGTCTGGTCCTGGGCGGCCTGCTCGACGCGGGCACCGTTTGTGTCCCAGGCGTCGGAGATGGTGCCGAGGCTGGTTTGGGCATACTCGGAAAATCCCTCGTAGAGCCCCTTGAGGGTTTCGATGCCGCTCGCAGCTTTTTCGGCCATCTCCTTTCCGCCGAACTTCTCCGGCAGCTTCTCGGCCAGCGCCTGGACCACGCCGAGGATCTGCGCGGCACCGGCAACGAACGAGGCGGCCACCTGGGACAGCCCGCCGGTGATGACCGCACCCAGGGTGACGAAGGGGGCGGCAAACAGCTTCAGCCGCACACCGGTTTCGTCCAGCTTCTTGCCGAACTGGCCCAGCCAACCAGTGCTCTCATCGGTGAGCTTGTTGAAATCCACCCCGAGCAGCTGCTTGGCGAACTGCTCCACCCGCCGGGCGCCTTCGATGAAGGCAGTCGACAAGGCCTTGGCCAGCTTGTCCAGGCGGCCATCCTTGTCCATCTGCTCGATGGTGGTGGCCAGGGCAGCCAGGCGCCCTTTCACGTAGTCCAGGGCACCCGCCTTGGCGATGCGGTCGAGGAAGCTGGTGGCGGTGTCCTGCAGGTTGCTGATCAGGCCCGACAGGCGCTTCATGTTGGCCTCGGCCGCGCCGGCCGAAGACTTGCCCATCTCGTCGATGAGCATCTTGATCACGTCGCGGCCGAGCTTGCCCTTGGTGGCCAGATCCTGCAGCTGGGCGCTGGTCTTGCCGGTGGCTTTGGACAGCAGTTCCCAGACCGGCACGCCGCGTTCGATGAGCTGCAGCACCTCCTCGGTCTGCAGCTTCTCCTTCGACCAGGCCTGGCCGAGGGCCATGACCATGCCTTCCAGGCGCTCCATGCCGCCGCCCAGCTTCTCCGACTGGTCTTCGATCTTCTTCAGCGACCCGTCCATGGGGTCGAGGCCAAAGGCCTTCATCGAGGCGAAGGCCTCGGTGACGTCGCCCAGCTGCAGCGGGGTGTTCTTGGCGAAGTCCTTGATCCAGGCCGTCGCCTTCTTGCCCCCCTCCACCGAGCCCATCACGGCGTTAAGCCGGGTTTCCAGGCCCTCGAACTCATCGCCGGTGCGCAGCATCGAGCGGATGCCGGCGGTGATCAGGTTGAAGCCCTGGTGCACCACACTCAGTGCGGCGGAGATGGACAGGAACGCGGCCCCGAAGGCCAGGGCCTGGCGGCCCGCACTGTTCATGCCCTCGCGCACGGCCCGCAGCCGCGAACGGTGTTCCTCGGCGCGCCGGGATGCCGCCGCCAGGGCGGCCTCGGCCTCGCGGATGGCGGCGCTGTTCGCTGCCGCTGCGCCCTGCCCCTGCCGCAGCGCCTCGGTCAGGCGGGTCTCTTCCTCGGCCAGCTTCGAGACGTCCACGCCAGCGGCCTGCAGGTCGCCTTCCAGCTTGCCCACGAGGGTGCTGGTCTTGCCCAGCTCACGGCGCAGCCGGGCCGCTTCGCCTTCAGCCGCGCGCAGGGACACGGTGAACGCTTCATTGCCGGGGCTCTCCGACAGCAGGCGCTGCAGTTCCTCGACGCGGGCCTCGGCCGTCTGCAGCGCGGTGCCGGTCTGCGCGGCAGCGCGGCGGGTGTCGGCCAGCTTGGAGACCAGGCCCCGGGCGGACTTGGTACGGTCAAGCGAGGCGGTCAGACGGTCGCTCTCGCTGCGCAGGTCCTCCAGGGCGTCGGCGCTTTTGCGCGCCTCGGGGGAAAGCTCGTCCTTGCCGCGCAGGATGTACTGGATCAGGCGGGATACAGGGCCGGCCATGGTTTTCTCCGGGCATAAAAAAACCCGCCGAAGCGGGCTTTCTTGGTGGCGATTATCTATCCGCGATGGATGATTGAATTGTTCAGTGCCGCCTCTACGACTCGAATGTCCGCCTCGCTGTTGCTGGTCAGCGCGGTGGTTTCACCGGAGGAAGTGGTGAGGATCAGCTTGTATTCAAACTTGGGCTTGATCGACCGGAACCACATGATGCCGATGCCCAGCATGACCGCACCGCCGAATGCCATTTGCATGTGCTGGCGGAGGTTCCCGAAAGCCGAAAGCAAGACCAGCCCACCCAGAACAGAGAGGATGATCGAACCGGTTTTTGGGGGTGTCAGATCGGTAAACCCGACTTTCACCGAGTTAACCGAGGCCATCGCGTAGGTCTGCTTGTTGACGATGAAACGGGCGTTGGTGACCTTGATGCCGTGTGCATCAAAGAAAACCTTTTCAGTTGCGGCGACTTCCATGGCAGGCATTCCTTGTGTAATTGCCGGGAATCTACCATCAGTTTGCAATCACGAAAACCTGTCAGGCTGCCCCTTCAGAACCTGGCCAGGCCATCCTTGGCCAACCACCTCTTACGCCGCCTCGGCCAGGTCCATCTGGCAGAACTTGGAGATGTCGCTGGCCGTCACGGTCGGGTCCGCCAGCAGCTCGCAGGGGCCGGTGAGCTTGGTGTATTCCTGGCCCAGCACCGAGAATTCCTGCAGCAGGCCGAACTTCGCGCGGCGCGGCCGCAGGGCGAAGGGCTCGCCGCTCTGCGCGTCGTTGAGGCCGGCGATGAACAGCTCGAACTCCTGTTGCGAGCCGTTGAGCATGTGCACGGACTTCGAGGCGCGCGGGGTGTAGCTGACCTTGACCCCGGTGGCGTCGATCTTGCTGCCCGACAGCACCTGGATGCCGTGGGGCGTGGCCAGGTAGTCGGTGCCGGCCACGCAGGCCACGTCACCCGCCGTCTTTACCGTCAGCGTCTTGGTGGGGTCCGGCAGGTACTTGAACGGGATCAGCTCACCCAGCACGCCCGCCGAGGTATGGGGCTCGTCGGTGATGGCCGTGGTTGGGTTGACCTTGATGGTGCCCCGGGTGACCAGCGCGACGTTGTCCGCGGTGATGTCGTACATGCCGAGGGAGCCGGTGACATCCGAGGGCTTTTCGTTGACGTTGCGGTTGCCGCCACCGCCCATGTAGTTGGGCAGGGTCTTGCGGTTGGTGGCGTAGCTGATGCTGAAGGCATCGCAGTTGCCGAGGGGCAGGAACGGGTCCTGCGAGCCGTACAGGCGGGCATGGATGATGCCCTCGCCGATGAACGAGCGGTCAATCTTCTGGTACATGGTGGGGGTCCTTTCAGGGCGGGTTCAGGCGTCGGCCTGGACCTCGGGCTGGTGGGGCTTGGCCGGGGCTTCCGCCTGGCCCTTGGGTACGTCCAGGTAGCCGGCCTTGGCGGCATGCTCAGCGGCGGCCTGGGTCAGCGGCTGTTTCTCCTTGCCGGCCTTGTAGAGCGTCGTCTTGCCGCCCTCGCGGTGGACGAAGGCCTTCTTCACGATGTGGTCAGGCATGGGGTTCTCCAATGAAAAGGCCGCCCGTGGGCGGCCTGATGGCTCAGCAGTCGGTCAGAGCTGCTGGGTGTAGGTGATGGACAGCGGGATGACCCGGCAGGCCCAGCGCCGACCGCCCTCGGGCGGCATGGGCGTCTCGGCTCCCCAGCGCACGGACACCACGCCCGGGAGGTCGAGACCGGCCTTGAGGCCGGGTAGCGCCTGCTTGACGGCCAGCCGGCCGGCACGCAGCACCGGGCCGTAGTCCCGGCCCCGGTACATCAGCACCAGGCTGATGCTCAGCACTTCCTTGATGCTGGCCGGTGTCACCCGCTCCCCTTCTTCGGTGCTGGTCTCCTGCAGGACGATCAGCTGCTCGGGCAGGTCGGCGTCCTCGGCATCGATCAGGTCCAGCACGAAGGCCTCGCGGACCTCGGCGCCGAAGCCGGCGACTCCGACCAGCAGGGCCTTCAGCCGCTCGAAGATCGCGCCTTGCATATCGATCACGGGCTTGGTCATGGCTTCACGCTCAGGGTTATCAGGTGGCCGTCGTCGCTGATGATGCGGTCGATGTGCAGCACCTCGCCGGACTCAAGGCGAAACGCCCCGCGCCGGTCGAAGGGCAGCACCCGGGCCTTGCGGAAGGCGATGGTGGTGACGCGGTCGACCACGCCCTGCACGAAGTCCGGGGCCTCGACGTTGCGGTTCAGCTCAATCGGCACCCCCTCGACCAGGACCGAACCGGCCTGGCTGAGGTGGTCGGCGGTTCCGTCGCCTATACCGTCCAGCAGTTGCTCGTCCATCTCCTCCACCAGGGCGAAGAAGGCGCTGGTCATGCTCAGCCTCCAGCGCCATCAGCGCCGGGCACCGGGTTGCCCTCACCGGAGCCGTCACCGCCGCTACCGCCATCGGCCTCGGCGTCCGCTTCGGGCTCTTGCACCGGGCTGGCTTTGGCCTGGGCGGCGAGGCCTTCGGGGGTATTGGCCAGGGCGATGATGCCGCCACCTACCAGCTCGGCTTTCAGCTCATCCGTGGGCGGGGAATACGGCTGCCCGAGGCGGTAGAGCTTGCTCCCTTCCTGGATGCAGCCGCTGATGACCACGTAGCCGACCTTGCTTTCTTTCTTGGGAGTAGCCATCAGATCACCTTCGCAATGAGGAATGCATCGGGTTCAACAAAGCCGGGCAGCGGGGAGGTCTGCAGCTTGAGCCAGCGCGCGCTCGGCTCGTCGGTTTTCCACGACTTCGGGAAGCGAGCCGCTTCGACCATACCGCCCTCGACCGCGTCGAGATCCTGGATGGCGCCGTACAGCATGCCGTTGCGGGTGCTGGTCGAGCCAATCAGGACGCTGTCGACCGGCACCATGGGCTTTTCTTGCCCGTCGTCGTCGATGAACCACTCGTCGTAGCTGTAGAGGTCGAGGCCCGGGTCGTTCAGGTAGCCCAGGTACGTGACACCATCCGGCAGTTCGTCAGGCTTGATCAGGCCGATCTCCACGCGGCGGTTGTGCAGCCGCTTGGTCACCTGTTCGTTGTCGAGGAAGGCATCGACCACGTTGGCCCCCAGCACTGCGACGCCAGCGGTACGGCCCGAGTCCTGGCTGATCTTGCGCTTCCATCCACGCAGGTCGGTCAGAGGGGTGGAGCCGGCGATATTCCACTTGCTGGTGGTCAGGGTGATCCTGTGATCGGCCGACATCAGGAAGTCGATGGTATCGTCGACGCCCTCGCCTACCACGCGGATCTGGCCAGTGCTCAGGGCCTGGGCGCACATCCACTCCTCGCGCCGGGCGATCTGGTCATCGAGGTCCACCAGGTCCTTGCCGAGCTGCTCGGCGGCACGCTGGGCCGGCGGCTTGGTGATGTAGGGATTGTCACCAGCACCACGCTTGAAGATCAGTTCGGCGGTGGTCTCCATCTTCGGCTGCACATACGGCGGCGCGTAGGTGTCGGTGCGCATGCCCTCGCGCAGGACCACGCTGCCGGGCAGGCGCGGGTGGACGAAGGGCGCCATCTTGCGCTTGCCCTTCACGATGTCGATGTCGACGGTGCGAGTCGGGAAGGTGCGAGGCATGGCGCCGAAGAAGGTGTTGAGCAGGAAGCGGCGAGCCTTGGGCATCTGCTCGACGGCTTCCATCATGGTGCGGGTTTCGAAGATATCCATGTCTGCTCCTCAGCGGACGAACAGCGAAAGGGACCGCAGCGCGGCGGTTACGGTGGCGAGGGTGTGGCCGGCGCCAAGGGTCAGCTTGGAGCCCAGCACCTCGCCGGTGAGCTGGAGGGGAGCCGGGGCGGGGCCATCGGTGGTGTCGATGTCGACGTCCAGGATCACGACCGGGTTTTGCGAGCCGTCGCTGGCTGCCGAGGCCGCCAGCTTGTACTGCCCCGTGGCGGTGACCAGGCCGAGGACGGCGCCGGCCTTGAGCTTCTGCCCGGAGGCGATGACGCCGGGGCGCTTGACCACCGGGAAGTGCCCGGCGCTGCGCTGGTCAGGGACATAAGTGGTGCGTTGGGTGGTGTTCATGCTGGGCTCCTCAGCGACGGGCCTTGGCACCGGCGACAATCGAGGAGACCGCGCTTGCGCGCTCCTTCTCAGCGTTGTCGCCGGCCGGCGGGATGGCGTGGTTGGACGGGGTCGCATCCTTCTTGATGCTGGTCAGGCTGATGCCGCGTTCTTGCGCGGCCTTCACCAGGGTCAGGGCGGTCGCCTCGACGCTGGTACCGGCCTCAATGGCGGCGCTGATCTCGGCCTCGAAACCGGCCGAGGCCAGCGCGTGGATGCCAGCGATGCGCTCGCGCTCGGCGCTGACCGCTGCCGAACGTTCGGCCGCCAGGTCGGGCCCGGCGATCTGGATGGTCAGCGGGTCAACGCCGGCCTCGATGGCCGCGCGCAGCTCCGCCGTATTGGTGACGGTGGACATGGTGAGTTTCCTCGGTTGGGGGCTGGCAGGGCCGGCCAGTTCGGCAATGACGGATTCCAGGGAGCCCAGGCGATGGGCGAGGCCGGCGGCGACCGCCTTGGCGCCGACCTTGAGCCCGCCGTGGTTGCCCATGGCGGGGACGTCTTCGGGCTTGACGCCCAGGTTGCGGGCGACCTTGGCGGCGAACACGTCGCCCAGGTCGTCGATGGTTTCGCCGATCTGGCTGCGCCCTTCCTCGGTGGTGAGGTCGGGCCGCTTGTTCGGGGCGTTGCGGCTGACGATCTCGTAGCGCTTGCCGGAGGCGTCGGGCTCGCGCACCACCACCTCCAGCGCCGCCCCGATGCTGCCGGCGATGCCGATGTCGTCGATGACCACCTCGCTCGCAGCGCTGGCGATCCAGTAGGCCGCGCTGGCTCCGTTGCCGCCGATGTAGGCCACCACTTTCTTCTGGCTGCGCGCGGCATAGACCATCTCGGCCAGTTCGTTGATACCGTTGGCCTCGCCGCCGGGGCTGTCGATGTTGAGGACGATGGAGCGGATGCGGGGGTTGTCCAGCGCGGCCTGCAGGTCGGTGGCCAGCACCTGGGTACTGGTGGCACCGCTGATGCGGGTGAACAGGTTGGCGTAGCGGAAGATGGGGCCGGTGACCGGGATCACTGCCACGTCGCCGCGCTGGATGACGGTGCGGGTGTTGTCCAGCTCACGCCCCAGCCGCGCCTCCAGCGCCTCGGGGTTGCCCATGCGGTCAGCGACCGCGAGCAGCGTGTCCAGGTGCTCGGGCAGCATGAGCCAGGGCCGGCCAGCGGCCAGCTCGAACGCGTTGTGCATAGGGGTTACCTCAGTTGTCTTGCGGGGCCGGCTCGCGCGCGGGTTGTGACGCGGCATTGGGCAGGTCCAGCTCCCGGCGCTGCTTGATCTCGCGAGAGCGCTGGCGGATCACCGACTGCCAGGACTCGCCCGTCATGGCGGCGGTCTCGATGGTTTCGTTGCTGACCCCGGCATCGATGCGCGCCTTGGCGGCGTTGGCTTCCTTGAGTTCGTCCATGGCGCCCTTGGCGGGGCCGATCCAGATGGCGTTCAGCCAGGCCTTGCGCTTGATCGGGTCGTTGTAGCCAGGCAGGCGGATCAGCCCCCGGGCAACTGCCTCGTCCATGACCAGCTCGCGGCTGGGTTGGCAGAAGTCGCAGGTGAGCCACCAGCGCCGCAGCAGGTAGAAGCGCCAGGCCTGGAGCATTGCGGCTCGGGCGGCGCTGTAGCTGCTGCTGTAGTGCAACAGCAGCTCCTCCATGGGCTGCTCCAGGGCGGCGCCGATCTCCTTGACCACGGCCGTGAAGAACGGGTCGAACTGCGCATTCGGGCGCGCTGGGTTGGCGATGACGGGTTCTTCGCCGACCCCCAGGTCGACCACGGCGCCTTCGCCCAGCTCCACCGGTGGCAGCTCATCCGCCGGCTCGGCGCTGTTGACGATCTGATCCGACTGGCCTCCAACCAGGGCGGACATCGGCAGGTTCCCACCGTCAAACCCGCTGCTCTTCTTGAGGAAGACGGTGAACATCGCGGAGATGACCGCCGCCATCAGCTCGGCGCTGCTGTAGCGCTCCAGCTTCTGCAGGGGTTCGAGCACGGGCGCCAGGTAGGGCGCGCCGCGCTTCTGCCCGGGCCGTTCCTTGTCGGCCCAGATGTGCAGGACACGACGCCGGCCGGTCTCCGCTCCGAAGGCCGGCAGGAAGTCCCACCCCTGCTGGCCGCCCAGGGTCACCTCGTCGGGGTAGCCGCGAGACACCCAATAGCCCACCGGCGCGCCATGCTGGTCGGACACGACGCCATCGGTGAGGTTGGCGGTGTCCAGCTGGCCGGCGGGGTTGCATACCCGGTCGGTCTCGATGGGCTGCAGCCGCGTGCTGAAAACGCAGCCGGGGCGCTCGATGTCGGGGCTGGCCACGAAGACATCACCACCGACCATGGCCGAGATCAGCACCAGGCTTTGCAGCTGGTAGTGGTTCAGCGTGGCCTCGGCATCGCACTCGCAGGGGTTGTCGGCGTACAGCGACCAGATGCGTTCGAGGTCTTCGTTGTAGCGCTCGGCCTCGTCTTCGCTGATGCCTAGGACCTTCCAGTCCACCTGGGGGCGGCAGATCAGGCCGGTGCCGACGATGCTGGTCCGGGCGCGGTAGATCGCCGCGCGGGCGATCAGGTGATTGCGCATGGCATCGCGCGAGCGCGCCACCAGGGTCTTGCGCTCGGGGGTGTTGAGGTCCCGCGAGGGACTGCCCAGGCGCGGCAGCCAGCTGGCCATGCTGCGCAGCAACCGCGAGGCACCGCGCCAACGGGTCTCGCTTCCACCGCCGCCGCCCTGGGTGACGATCCGGGGCGCGGCCACGTCGCGGGCAACCTTGAGCACCGCGTCCATCAGATCGCGCTCCGGCTTGGGCCGCATGAATGAGAAGAGGCCCATGTCAGATGCTCAGGTAGCTGATGCGGTTGCGCCCACTACTCCGGGCCTTTTCAGTAGTGACCTGGTTCAGGTACTGGTTTTCGAGGACGCGCAGGCTGGCCAGCTCGGCGCGCTGGATCTCCCGGTCACCCTTGCGCAGTCGCTGCCCCTTGGACATGACTTCTTTGATGGCCTGGCGGACTTCGGCCAGGCGCTGCTCAGCTTCGGTTTGCATAGCCACTCCTTAACGCACGCGGCTGCGCGTACCCCGGCGCGCCACTGCTCGCTTGGGTATCGGTGCCACGGGCTGGTCATTGGTGAACAGGCTGGGCTGCAGCATCTGCTGCTCCAGTTGGTCCCACTCGCTGTCGGTCAGCAGGTGGGTCTTGAGGCTGCGGGCGGCGTGCAGGGCGTACACCTCGCAGTCCAGGGCTTCATTGCGGCGCCCGGCCTTTTTCTGCCAGACCATCACCGAGGGGTTACGCGGGTGGGGCGCCAGCACTTCGTTGGTGACCTGCTCGTAGTAGTCGGCGCGGATCTCCTGATACCAGTGCATCCGCCCCGGGCCCCGGCCCTTCAGCCGGATGCGAGCATCGATCAGCGTCTTGGCCTTGTGGGTCCCGACGATGTGCACGCGCAGGCCGTACTTGGCCGCCTTGGTGTTGTCCTGGGTGGTGTCCACCGAGGGTGCCAGCCGGGAAAAGATCTCCTTGTCCCGGCTGTTCCTGGAGGCGCCCTTGATCGCCATGATGTTGAAGCGCTGGCGGCTGCGGACGTAGTGGTAGACCGCGTCGCTGGTGTTGCCGTCCGAGCTGTCGACGCTGACCGCCGAGATGGCGAGCAGCGATCCCGACTCGGTCGGGATGGGCTTGGCGAGCAGCTTGTCCAGGTCGGTCCAGACCGGGTCATCGATCTTGCCGGGCTCGCCGGGCAGCTCTCCCCAGTACAGCCGCCAGGACTCTTCACCCCTACCCCAGCCGGTGATGACGACGGCAAGGCGGTCGCCCTGGACGTCCACGCCAGCTGTGACCAGCAGGACGCCCTTGGGCGCCGTCAGTTCGTCGTACTCTTCGGCCCGGCCCTCCAGTTCTTCGGTCTTCGGGGCGTTGCTCTTGAAGGCGTAGACCTGGCCCTTGGAGCTGTTGGTGAAGGTGATGAGCGGGCCCTGGTTGCCCTGCTCGGCCGCGTGCAACGCCTCCAGCTCCTTGGCCTTGAGCACTGCGAAGCGCGAGCCGTAGAAGGTGGCGTACAGCTCATTGAGGTAGTAGCCGGCGATACCCCGGAAGGGCGCGGTGGCTACCCAGCGGCCGTGCTTGAGGTTGTTGTTCTTCTGGTTGTCGTTCCACATCTCCCCGCAGTGCGGGCAGGTGTACCAGGCCGTTTCCGGCAGTTTGTGCCCGTAGACGGGGTGATTCTGTTCGGGATCCTCGTCGCAGTGCAGGTGATCGAAGCTCAGTACGTGCTCTTGGCCGCAGCCGTGGCAGGGCACCATGCCGACCCGCTTGTCCGACAGCTCCATCTCGGCGGCGACGGCCGACAGCCCTTCCAGGGTCGGGGTGCCGCCGATGATGACCTTCGGGCGCCGGTAGGTCTTCAGACGCTCCTTGGCCATCTTGATGCTGTCGCCCTGGCCACGCAGGTTCAGGTTGCAGTCATCGGGCTCTTCCACCCCGACGCGAGGCGTGGGGGTCGACTTCACCGAGGCCGGGCTGTTGGAGCCCACCATCTTGAGGAAGCCGCCAGGGAACTTCTTGAAGTCCTGCCGCTGCTGCAGCTTGCGACTGCGCAGGTCCACCTTGCGGCGGAGCCGGGGCGTGGCTTCGATCATCGGTTCCAGCTTCTCGGCCACGTATTGCTTGACCGACTCGGCCTTGGGGAACAGCACCAGGATGGGCGACGGGTCGATGTCGATCCACTTGCCGATGGCATTGCCCAGCACGCCGCTGGTCCAGGCCACCTGGGCCGATTTCTGGCCCACCACCTCGAACACGTTGGGGTCGTCGAGGGCTTCGAGCGGGTTGCCCGGCCACATCAGGTGGGGCGTCACGCTCAGGCTGTACTTGCCGGGCTTGGCGGCCTCCAGCGGCGACAGCCAGCGGCGCTTGGTGGCCCACTCGCCGATCCCCATCTTCGGGGGTGGTGCCCACTTCTTGCTGATGCGTCGAACGGCCTTAGTCGCCGTCTTCTTCAGCATCCTCCGGATCGTCCGGTTCGTCAGAATCCCCGTCAGACGGGGCGTCGTCATCAGGGTCATATTCAGCCATCTTCGTCAGGACTGCCTCGATAGCGTCGCGGATGATCAGGTCGTCAACCTCCACGCCATACCGGGCAGACAGGTCGCTGGCCAGGGTGTCTGGCAGCGTGTTCAGCAGCTCGACCTTGGCTGCCACGATCATGCTTTCGTATCGCTGGATCAGGTCTTCTGCGACCACCAGCTGCTCCAGGTCCTTGGCCAGGGCCAGTTCCTCGCGGTCGCCCCGGATGCGGTCCAGGCGGTCCCGCGTGCTTTCCTTCTTGCCGTTGCGGGCTGCGACCTGGCACAGCCACTCGATCACCTCGGCGGTGTCGTACTGGTTTTCGTTGCCGCGTCCCAGGCCGATCTCGCGCACCGGCATGCCGTCGTTTTGCCAGCGCGACAAGGTGCGTTCATCACGCCCCACGATGTCGGCCAGCTCGGCCTTCGTAACGGTCAGTCCCATGGTGTAACCCTTTGAAAAGACGGACATCCCCGGCGAAATGGCAGCTAGAGCGAGAACATGGTTCGAATTACCCGTGAGGGGGTGGCCGGCCCGGGGAGGACCCGTTGGTGCCGCAGGCCTCCCCGGCCCTAGCGCTTGGGCCAGGCCTGGGGGCGGCGGCGGAAGTTGGTGGGCAGCTTGCCCTGCAGGGCCTGAGCGATGGCCCGGTTGATGTTGGCGGTCAGGTTCGCCTCGGCCACTCGCTCGACCACATCGTGAAAGTGCAGACGGCGCTGGTACTGGGGCGCCCGCACGAATGCGAGAACGATGGCCAGCGTTCGACCACGCCGCTCGGCGATGCCGATGGGCACTCGCCCTCGGCGCATCACGAAGAACGCCTTGGCGTGCCCCTTGCGGAACGACCGCCAGTTGCTCGACGAGTTGGCGGTGAAGCCGGCCGTGGTGAACAACTGCAGACCCGACAGCATCTGGATCGTCTGCCCCCGGGCCATGTTGCCCCACTGGTCCAGCTTCGCGCCGGCACCAGGTACAACGAACCGACCCGGCGGGAGGATGCCGCGAGCCCGCAGCATCTGCTCCGACTTCTTCAGCTCACGCCCACCGCCGTAGACCTGGGGCGCTACCCAGTCCTCCGGCGCCTGCGCCTTAGAGTTGTTGTCCTTGTCGTCCTTGACCCACACCGCCGCCTCCAGCGACGCCGGGGTGGCGTTGAGCACCCGGATGGCGTTGAGCGTGAACGGCGTGGGTCGGTCGAACACATCGGACATCTCGGTCCGCAGCGCGATGCGCGCCTGGTTCGCAGTGTGGTTGAGCGCGTCGGCCAAGGCCCGCGCCGGCAGATCGCCCTCCAGCATCTGGAGCGAGGCAAGCGCCTCCTCGTGCCCGGCGGTCTGCAGGGTGGCTTTCACTGCTGGCCGCCTTGCGGCTCGGAGGGCGGCAGGTCGCACACCCCTGCCCGCTTCGCCAGCCACCGCTCGTACAGGCCGCTGGCCACATCGGCGCCCATGGTGGCGACCACGAAGCCAACCGCAGCAGCAGCCAGCACATGGGCACCGGCTACCCAGATCAGCATCATGGTGGAGATGCCGAACACCACCGAGGCGCCGGCTCGCAGCACCACGCGGTGGAACAGCGCCCAGCCGCGCAGGCCGATCTTGTCCGCCCGCCACATCTCGCCGCTTACGCCCGACACAACTGCCAGCACCATCACCACCCAGATGGGCAGCTCAGCGAGCGCCTGCTGCGCCTGCTGTTGCTCCTGCGTCATAGATCACCTCATGTGCTAGCAGACGCCGAAAAAAGAAAACCCCGCCGAGGCGGGGCTATGGGAGTGCCCATCCGTGGGCGGGCGCCGGTGACCAGGGTGGGGAACCCCACGGCGCCGAAAACAAAAAACCCGGCGCGGTGGCCGGGTTTGGCGAAGTGCCCTTGAGCGGACTTCTTCGAAGATGCTGGATTTATACCCCCTGATTCCGGTGGCAACAATGGGTCAGGGCTGCCACCAGCAAAAGAACCCTACTTGGTCCCGGAATGATCCCGGAAAGATCGGCGCATTATCCGCCCCCTGGCTACTGCGCCGTAGGCGCTTTGCCCCACCTGCCTAACCTCGAACGAGGTTGGGCAGCACCTGACCCCGCATATTCTCTAGCGTTCCCCACCTACCCCACGTCAAATGGAAACATTAATAAATGTGCGAGCGCCCGCGAGCGCACGCTAGCGCGTGGGTACGCGCGCCCTGTGTGCGCATTACGCGGGAGGCGGCAGACGTGGGGGACGTGGGACACGCCACAGCCTGCGCGGCCTGTAGCGTGATCCACCTCCGAAACAGGTTGGCCATGTGGGGCACAAACGAAAAAGCGCGCCTCATGCGGCGCGCTTCCGGAATCGATTGACCAAGTGCTGCTCCAGTGACAGATGCGCCTGGTGCAAGCGCTCGTAGTATTGCGTTCGACCGCAGCCACAGGCCTGCCATCGCTGCCTGTCGGTGCTGTCGTAGTTGGTGTAATGCTCAATGACCACCTGTCGCTCCCTATCAGCGAGATGCTTGTTCACCAGCAGCTCGATCTCGGCAGCCTCGTCCAACAGGACGCGGCTCCCTCGCGTACTACGGATCAGCACCCCCTGGGACTGGATCAGGGTAGCAAGAACACTCCCACCCGATCCAGCCGCAAGCGGTGCATCCCCCTCGGGCGGGTGCAGCTCGGCCGCCCACAGCTTCAACGCCTCGTCGATGTATCGAATCATACGACCGGCCCCCGATCCGGCAGGGTCAACTGCCCGGTGCGCCAGCTGTCGGGCCGCATGTAGGAGTAAGGTCGCACGCCGCCACGCCCCTGGGGTGCGCCACGCCGCCGCCGCCAGCCGAGGCGGTGCATCACCTGGCCGACGCGGGTCTGCTCGGGCTTGCCCCAGTGCCCCGGATCGAGGTTCAGCGCCTTCTCCAGCAGCACGTCGCTGGTGACCGACTCACAGGGGTTGCTCTCCAGCCAGGACACAATCCTGGGCTCCCAGGCGTCGCCCTGGAAGCGCACGTCCTGCTCGGCCTCGAACATCGCGCGCTCGTCAGCCTGCGGCCACCAGGGCGTGCCCTCCAGGTACAGCTGATAGGCCTCGGCCCACAGCTGGTCGCGTACAGCCCGCAGGCCTTCCAGATCCACGCTCAGGCAGTCCACCGGCCAATAGCGGCGGTTGCCGGTCGGGTCCTTCAGGTACTCGTCCTGGTTGGTCGTACCCGCGAAAACACACTGCCGTGGCAGGCTGATCGAACGCCGCCCATAGCTGGGCCGGAAGACGTCTTTGCTGGCCCCGAAAAACTGCTTCGCCTTGGTCGACTCCGCCTTGTTGAACGCATCCAGCTCGCCCAGCTCGACGATCCACATGCCCTGGATCTGCTGATAGGCTTCTTTGTCCCCGAGCGGGAACGGGGTATCCATGAACCACTCACCACCGAGGATGCCCAGGGCCGTCGACTTGCCGCGCCCCTGCCCCCCCTCCAGGATCAGCACACAGTCCGCCTTGGCCCCGGGGACCATCACGCGGGCCACTGCCGACACCAGCCAGCGCATCCCCATGATGTCCGGGTATGCAGGGTTATCGGCCAGCGCCCGAGCACCGAGGTAGGTCCGCAGCCAGGTCTGCACACGCGGCGTCTTGTCCCACTCCAGGCCGGCCAGGTACTCACGCACCGGGTGGTACTGGTTGTCATGGGCCACCACCTGCACCGCCTCCATCACCGTCACGGATTTGCAGCGCAGGCCGTACTGCTCGGCCAGCCAGATCGAGGTGCGGGTGTCGTCGAGGTCGCTCCACTCCCCTGCTCGGCCACCGTAGGGCGTGGCCCGGCGCTTCACCGTGCGGCAGCTGAACAGGTCCTCGGCTACCACCCCTTTCCAGCGGTCGTCATTCTGCAGGATCAGCTGCACGTTGACCGCGTGCGGCACCAGGGCACCCTGAGCCGTGCGGTGCAGGGCCGACCGCCAACCGCCATCCGCCGGCGGACGCACCACCGCCAGCACCTGGCGGCGGACCGCATCCAGCCCCTCGGAAACGTGCAGGTCGTTGAAGTCGGTCCACTTCACGTCGCGCTCGCCAGAGAACACCGGGAACACCACGCGACCGCCCACCAACTTGGCCGCGTTCTCGGCCTTCTCGATGCCCGGATTCCACGGCTCGCCCGCGTGGTTCTTCGTCTGCCAGTCATCGTCCGCACAGAACACGAACTGCCGGCCCGGGTAGCGCTCGCGCATCGCCTCGGCCACCGGGATCAGGTTGCCGGCGGTGAACGCCACCGCCACGCACAGCGAGGTCGCCATGTGCAGGCTGGCGCCAGTGGCGTAGCCCTCGCAGATCAGCAGCGGGCAGCCCGGCTCCGGGTCCGGCCCCAACAGGTGGAACGCGCCCACCGGGTCGAGGCCAGCAGGCCAATATCGCTTGGTGAGGCCATCGGCATCCGGCACGCCCATCAGCACCTGGAGGCCGACGATCTGGTCTCGCAGGTTGCGCATGGGCACCAGGGCGGTATCCGGCTTGCGACCGAACTTGAGCCCCAGGGCCACGATGAGCTTGCGCTGCAGGTAGCCACAGCGCCCCGTCTCCGGCAGTGCCTTCCACATGCCGGCAGCCCGGCGCGCGGCACCGGCCTGGCGGCGGGCAATGCGGTCCGCCTCGGCGGCCTTCTGGCGCTCGACCTGGGCCCTGATGACCTTGCGGTCTTCCTCGCTCATGCGCCCACCGGCGGGCTTGAGCTTGTGGAACGCCCCCTTCTCGCCCTCGCGCCAGGATCCGAAGGCCCCGGCGTAGAAGGCCTTGCCACCACTGAGGTGCTCATAGATCACATAGAACCCGGTGCGGGCCTTGCCCTTGTCGCCCTCGGCCCGGCAGCGGGTGCGCTTGCCGATGACCAGGGGCGTGTCCGGGTCCAGTCCGCCGGCCTGCAGCTGGGCCAGCAGGTCATCGAGCAGCTTGTGCTTATCCACGGCCATTCCCCTCTTCGCGTTCGTAGTAGCCCTGACATTCGAAGCACCGCACGCAGCCACGCGAGGCCAAGGCGGCCAGGCGCTGGGCCGGGATCTCGGCGTCACAGTCCGTACAGGTTCCGGTGGTGACCACGGCGGGAGGCTGGCGGCGGTTGGCCAGGGACTGTTCGAGGAACAGCTGGGCGCTGTCGCTGCCCAGGTCTGCAAAGTCAGCCATGGTCGACCTCCGAGTCCTCGCGATGCTTCTTGCGCACCACGGCCCTGAGCTTGAAGACCGCCTGCACCAGGCGGATGGTCAGCAGCTCGAACTCTTGCAGCTCGCGGTCGCTCAGGTTGTCGTCTTCCAGGCTGTTGCTCAGGTGCTTGGTCAGGTCGCCCTCACGGCTCAGCATGTCGCTGATACCCGCGAGCAGGCTGCGCGGCGTGTCCGTCTCGCTCAACTCGGAGACATCCACGCCCACCCAGCCGATGGGGCTCAGGATGGCGTCGACGATCCGCTGATCGCGGGTCAGGTCGAGGATCAGCTGCAGGTCGTCGATGTTGACGCGGTGCCGGCTATTGGCCGGGGTAAGGCTCAACTTGTGGTTGAGGGTGGTGGCGTTGCCGCCGTCTACGGCAGCGATGGCGGCGGCGCCGCCGGGGTAGTCGCGCACTGCATGGTGCAGTGCTTGTGCCAAGGTCAGCACCCTTTCACGGGCGCGCTCAGCGCTGGTTTGCCAGGCTCGGGCCATAGCAATACTCCTAAGCGTCAGGTGGTCATGGGCGGTCGACAGCCGACCGCATCCCCAGGCGGGGCCCGTGCTCCGCACAGACCCCGCCACAACAGCCCGCCGCTGGTGGTGGCAGCGACAGACAACCCTGAGCATCCAGCCCAGGCCCGGCAGCATGGTGGTGGCATGCGCCGGCATTGGAGGGCCAGCCAGTGGCAACTTCCGCAGAATGTTGCCAGTGACCCAGCCGCGACCGGTTGCTATAGTCGCGGCATGGCCCTCCCGTCAGGTGGTCCATAGCAACGGTCGTGAGGCCGCTGCAAAGCCGTCGAATCTGTGGTGGAGACGTCGGCAACCTGAGCACCCGTGCTCAGGTACGGCCAAAGCATCTGCCTTGGCCGGGAAACAAGGCGCCTTAGGGCGCCTTTTTTCTAGGCGGCCTGGCTCTCGCTCGGAACCGGGAACAGATCCGGCAGATCAGGGCGCAGCTCATGCGCCTTAACCAGTCCGTTACAGGCACGCACTACGGAAGGGACACGCTCAACCGGCACACCGCGCCGCTTCCACTGCGAAATCGCCATTGGCGAGATTCCCAGCGTTTGAGCGAGGGCCCGACCTCCGCCAGCCGCTTTAATGGCTTTATCAAGGGGTGCTTGGCTCATAAACATCTCACTATGTTCGCAATCGCGAAATGCACATTAAGTTTATTTAACCGGAATGTCTACCCCCGTAAACTCGATGTTTATGAATGAATCCGGATCTCGTCTGCGCTCTCTCCTGAAGAAGCGCGACCTAACACCCAAGGCTTTTGCCGACCTCATGCAGGTGGAACCCCAGTACGTGAACAACTGGTTCCACCGTGGCGTGCCGGCCGCGCGCGCCTTCGCCATGGCAGACATACTCAAAGTCAGCCCGCGCTGGCTGCTGGACGGCGAAGGCGAAGAGACGCCCCCTTCATCTGCAGGCGTGACACTCGAACCGCTAGAGCCGTGGGACGACAGCACACCACTGGAAGAGGATGAAGTTGAAGTGCCTCTGTACAAGGAAGTTGAGATATCCGGGGGCGCCGGCAGGACGGCCGTCATGCCAGTCCTGGGCCGTAAACTCAGGTTCTCCTACGCCACCCTGCGAGCGGCTGGGGTAGATCCGAGCAATGCCTTCTGCGCGCCACTCAACGGCAACAGCATGGAGCCGCTGATCATGGACGGTGCAACCATCGGCGTTGATCGAGGCACGACAAACATCGTCGACGGTGAGATTTACGCCTTGGAGCATGACGGCATGCTCCGGGCGAAGTATGTCTATCGCCTCCCAGGGGGCGGCCTACGCCTCAAGAGCTTCAATTCGGCAGAGCACCCTGACGAGTGTTATTCCCTTGCGGAAGTACAGGATCAAGGCATCGTCATCCTAGGCTGGGTGTTCTGGTGGTCCACCCTTCGCCGCCGCGCTAAACCGGGCCTGATAAACAACAAATAAACATTTTGCGTTGACCCACCAATAAACCCAATGTTTAATTGCCTCGTCCCTCCACCACAGAGACGAGGCAAACCATGCAACACGCACCCACTCTGCACGCCCACCCGGCATGCAACGAGCACCGCGTTTATGAGCTGCGCCGCGCGGCCCGTGACGCCGGTATCCGCTACATCCCTTCGAAGCCCCGACTGATCAAGCCGGCCCCCTCCCGTCCGTTCGGAGGGGACGCCGCATGAACCGCCTGACTCTTCGCACCGCCTCGGTGCTACTGCTGCGCCAACAACTGCGCCTGAATGGCCTGTTCAACCACAGCCTGCAGGCGCCCAACCGCGACACCGTCTACGCCCAGGTCCGCATCGAGCAGGCCGGCGAGCAGGTCCAGGTCACCACCCGCGTGGGCGGCACCTGCAGCACCCTAACGCTGGACCGCCAGCACGCCCGCAACGCCCACACCGTGGCCCGGCTGCTGGAGGATGCCGCCAACGGCTGCCCGCTGGCTGGCCAGCCCGACGCCGCAGAGGCCGACCTGTGCAGCCGCGTCGAGCACACATTGCGCCAGGCCGTGCGCCGCCGCGTGGGGGTGTACGTGCTGGACCTGGACGGCGCCGAGGTCAGCCTGACCCTGAGCCCGACCCCGGGCGGCACCCGCGCCGCCCTGCACCTGGCCGGCACCGTGGCGCACCTCCCGGTGCCCGAGGACGCCGGCAACGCCTATGCCCTGCTCCACCAGCGCGTGCAGCAGCTCGCCCACGACTACCACACCGCCCAGGCGGCATAGGGGGCAGTCATGGCACGCAGCTACGACCTGAAAGAAGCGGCCGAGCACCTGGGGCTGACCCGGCCCAAGCTGATCGCCGCCCTGCGCGAGCGCGACCTGCTGGGGGCGGATCGCCTGCCCCGGCACCCGGCAAGGGATGCGCTCTACCTCATCACCCGCGAGGGCAATTGGTATCACCCCCGCCTCGGCTCCCAGTACAGCCGATCCACCCGCATCACCGAGGCGGGCTTGCGCTGGCTGGAGCAGAAGCTGGACATCCAGCGCCCGCTCCCCGAGCCCAAGGCGGACCCGCGCGATGTCGCATAGCCCGTTCCTGGTGATCGACGGCCAGCCCGTCTATCCGCGCCGTCCGCGCGAATACGCCGCCGCCATCATCCGCCTGAGCACCCTGGAGGAGCGGCGCGCCGCCCTGGCCAGGGTGCCCGAGGAGCTGCGCGAGCTGGTCCGCACCCAGCTGGTGATCGCCTGGAACCACCCCCAACGCAACCCGCGAGAACACGACCATGGCACGAATCACTGATTACGCCCTGCTCGACAACGCTCTGCTGGCCCTGCTGCAGATGCCCCACGCCGAGCGCACCCGGGACCAGATCCGGGCGCACCTGACGCTAGCCACCTCGGCCGCCGCCCTGGACCTCAGCGAGCCGAGCCCACTGCAGCGCGAGCAGATGAAGCTCGCCAGCGCCTGCGCCCTGCTCGCCGCCTCCCTGGGCGAGGGCTTCATCTACCGCGTCAACCTGCGCCTCGGGCCAGGCACCGAGGGCATCGAGCTGTTCGCGTCCGTCGAGAACAGCACCGCCAACCTCCGGTTTACCGGCTTCGGCCACACCGCCGCCGGCACCCTGGCCATGCTCCGGCAGGACGTCGACCAGCACGGCCGAGGCGTGGGCAGCCCGAGGGAGCGCCACCCCCGGGAGGCCAACCGCAACCCGCTGCGCCTGCTGCCCCGTGAGGCTCGCCGCGCATGAGCAACCACGACCACCAGCAGCGCATCCGCCTGCAGGTCCAGCCCCGGCCGATCACCGTGGAATTGCTGTTCCGCATGTTCGGCTCGGTGCTGATCCCGGTGGAGGAGGCCCGCGACCGGTTCATGCCCTACATGAACAGCGACACGTTCAAAGGGGTGCCGGGCAGCCCCCGCCTACCCATCCCGGTCACCACCCTGGAGGACGGCAACCGGGCGTTGCGCTTTTTCGAGATCCACCACCTCGCGGCCCACATCGAGCACCGCGCCGGCCTGGCCGACGCGGAGCTGGAGCGCGTGCTGCGCGAACACACCGAAACCACCTGACACCGCGACCGCTGCCACCACCAGCCGAGCGGACCTACCCAACGGGAGACCACCCCATGAGCATCACCGCACAGATCCTCTCCAGCCTCGCCATCACTGTCGGCGTGCTGCTGGCCTTCTACGCCGGCTATCGCGCCGGCATGACAGATGGCCAGACCTCGGCCGAGATCGAGGCCGAGGAGCGCACCAAGGCCGCCGATGAACGTGCCCAGGCCGCCGAGCAGCGCGCCGTGCGCTACTTCCAAGAAGCGTCCGACGCCGAGGCTAAGGCCCGCCGTGGCGAGTTCGCCTTTCGCCTGGTCGTTGAACAGGACCACGACACCCTGAGCCAGGCCGCCGAGACGCTGGGCCTGGCTAGCGACACCTTTGCCGGGCTGCGCGCGCACGACAAAGCGAACACTGCCCGCCTGCTCGCCATGAATCTGGAGCGGATCAGACAGCGCAAGGCCTCTCCGCACCCGGACACGATCCGCATGGACTTCCTGGAGCGCGCCCATACCGGGCGGGATTTCGAGGATCTGGCCATCTACGTGCCCGTGGGCGAGGAGTTCGACAGCGCCCGCACCCTGCGCGAAGTGATCGACCACGCACAGGCCCGCCTGGCGGACCAGGAGCGTGCTGCATGAGCTGGATACTCACCCGCACCGGCCGCCGCGTGGATCTGCTGGACCCGTCCGCCTCGATGATCGAGCCCGCTGACATCGCCCAATCCCTCAGCATGCAATGCCGGTTCAACGGTCACACCCGCGCGTTTTACAGCGTGGCCCAGCACTGCTACCTGGTGGCCGACCTGGTGCCCGAGCAGTACCAGCTGCAGGCGCTGCTGCACGACGCCACCGAGGCTTACGTGGGCGACCTGGTGAGCCCGCTCAAGGCGGTGCTGCCGGAGTACCGCCAGATCGAAAGCCGCATTTGGCACGCCATCTGCCACCGCTTCGACATCGAGCCCGACGCCCCGCCGTGCATCCACGACGCTGACCTGATCGCCCTGGCCACCGAGCGCCGCGACCTCATGCCGGACCACCCGGACCCGTGGGCCTGCCTGGTTGGCACCCAGCCGGCCGCATTCCGCATCCGGCCCTGGACCCAGCCTGAGGCGGCCCAGTTCTATTTCGACCGCCTGATGCAGCTGCTGGCCACCACTCACCGCGCGAGGGCTGCAGCATGAGCCTCGACGAGAAATTGCTGGCCAAGATCCAGAAGATCCAAGCGCTCGCGGAGCGCGGCGTTGGAGGCGAGAAAGACAATGCCGCTCGCATGCTGGCAAAACTGTTGCAAAAGCACGGTCTGACCCTGGACGACCTGGGCGAAGAAAAGCGCACGGTTCGATGGTTTCCGGCTAGAGACCTCATGGAGCGGCGCCTCGCGTGCCAGATCCTCGCCAAGGTGTGTGCCACTCAAAAAATCTCGGCTTACACCAGTAAAAAACGCCGGAAACATATCGGCGTCGAGGTGACACCAGCCGAGGCAATCGAGTTCGAGATTCACTACCTGACTCTACGGCGGGCGCTGAAGGAGCACCTTCAGACGTCGTTCTCGGCATTCATCCAGGCCAATCGCCTCTTTGGCCCCAGCTCCGATGACGATACCCCTGCCCCGATAACCGAAGACGACATTCGCGTGATGGAGATGGCCGCGACCATCAAACCGACGGCAGTAGCAATGCGTCTTCCGTCGCACCCGAAGACGGAGGGCCGCCAGCCATGACACTCGCAACTCCCCAAGCCCAAGCCCAAGCCACTGCAGCATCCGACAAGTTGACCGACGCCGCCCGCGACGTACTGGCCGAGCGCCGTCGTCAGGTCGAGGACGAGCAATGGACGCCCGAGCATGACGACAGGTATCGGCAACGGCAGCTAGCCATGGCCGCCGCGTGCTACGCCGCCGCTGTACCGGTGCATGACGTCCTGGACTACAGCGACGGGAAGATCGAGAACAGGGTGCCCGCGATGCCCAGCGCCTGGCCATGGGCGGCGTCCTGGTGGAAGCCCGGCACCGCACGCAAGAACCTGGTCAGGGCTGGCGCACTGATCCTGGCCGAGATCGAGCGGCTGGACCGGGCTTTGAAATCTACCAGCACGCCAGCCCAGCGCCAGGCGGCAACCATGCCGACAGTGCCACCCCGCAAGGGCTACACGCTCCAAAGCCACCTAGCCAAGACCCAAGCCATCGCCCAGGAGCTGGCCGGCGTAGCCGAACAGCTGGCCGAGGGCAGCGGCTGGTGGGATGCCTGCACCGGCTGCCATGAGACGGAGGGCGGCATGCCCGTTGGCTCCTACCACTACAGCGAAGCCCTGCGTTGCAGCCTCGGCCGAGGCTGCAACGAGTGCGGCGGTATCGGCGCCGTGTGGCATAGGGCCAAGGAATGGCTGCCAACGGTCGAGGAGGAAGCCGCGCTGAATCAGGGCGTGCCCGACACAAACGAGCGCACGGTGATCATTCCAGGCTGCGACCAGCACGAGGGGCTGTATTCCCTGAGCGTGACCCTGCAATGGGCCTGCCTGCACTGCGGCGGCCCGCGAGGGGAGCCCTTCGACAGCCTTTCCTTCGACGGCAGCCGGCGCCTCAAGGTGCATAGCTGGAGCAACCCCTGCGGGCACATTGAGACCTACGCCGAAGTGCGGGCCACCCTCACCGGCTTGCCCGCAGGGCGCCCGTCTGAGGCCGAGGAGTCGCAGCCATGACCCTCGCCACCCACAGCACCCAAGCCCCGGCCGCGCGAAAGCGCGGCGGCGGCCCCGCTCATATCCACCAGGTGAACGCCATGACTATAGGCCGCCAACCGCTGCCCGAGGGTGGCGAGATAAAGAGCCTCTGCCGCACAGCGGCAGGCATTATCCACACCCTTTCCGCCAGCACCGCCGCCCGCGTATACCCCACGGACCGCGTGCGCGGGGCGCAGAAAATGGAACCCCGCTCCGCTAACCACCCCTCCCCCGCCGCGCAGCCTGTTAAGGGGTATAAGCGCACCCAGCTGCCCAAGGCCGACCGCACCTTCCCGACCCGTCGCACCCTGGAGACGCTTGCGCGCGCCTTCTACGGGCTCCAGCCGAGCGACGACAGCCAGGCACGATGCTCGGCCGCCCACTGCCGCCGCCTGCGCCTGCTGGACCCGCTCAACGCCCTAACCGACCTGGGCCTGCAGGTGCTCTGCACGCACGCGAACGAGCCACGCCAT